ATTGATTATGATTATAATGGAGTTTAAAAATGATTTTAGTTGATATGAATCAATGCATGATATCAAATTTAATGATACACATAAAAAATTCTGACAATGAATTAGATGAAAATCTAGTTAGACATATGATTATTTCATCTATAAAATCATATAAAAACAAATTTTCAGAAGAATATGGTAAATTGATTCTATGCTATGATTCTAAAAATTATTGGAGAAAACAAGTATTTCCGTATTATAAACAAAATAGAAAAAAGGATAGAGAAAATTCTAAATATGATTGGAATAAAATTTTTGATTTCATGAATAAAATTAGAAATGAAATACAAGAAAATTTTCCATATACTGTGATAGAAGTACCCACTGTAGAAGCTGATGATATTATTGCAATTCTTTGTAAACATCAAGAAATTATAAATGTTTCATTACAAAAGGAAAATAAAAAAACAGAAAAAACTTTAATTCTTTCGGGAGATAAAGATTTTATTCAATTACAAAAATATTCAAATGTTTCTCAATTTAATCCTATTAAAAAAAAGTATATTACAGGAATTAATCCAACAATATATGTGTTAGAACATATTATAAAAGGAGATAGAAGTGATGGTATTCCAAATTTTCAATCTCCCGATAATACTTTTGTTGATGGTAAAAGACAAAAACCAATTTCTATTAAAAATATAAAAGAATGGATTAATAAAAATCCTGAAGATTATTGTAATGATGAACAGTTGAGAAATTATCACAGAAATAAACAATTAATTGATTTAGATCAAATTCCAAAAAATATTGAAAAAATCATTATCAAAACTTTTGCTGAAGTTAATCAACAAAAAACAAATGAAGTAAATTTTGATTATTTTAATAAAAATAAATTATTCACTTTGATGAACGAAATGGAGGATTTTAATGACTGAACCATATAATTCTGATTTATTACTTAATGAAATATTACAAAAAGTATCTAATGCAAGGACTAGAATAGAAAAAATTAAACTACTTCAGGAATATAGAAGTGATGCTTTAATTTCTATTATTATTTGGAATTATGATAAAAGTTTAAAAACTCTTCTTCCAGAAGGAGAAGTTCCATATGATGTAAATGATGCACCTGTAGGAACTGAACATACTCGTTTAGTTCAAGAGCATAGAAAATTTTATAATTTTTTAAAAGGTGGTAATGATGGTCTTTTACAACCCGCAAGAGAAAAAATATTTATTCAAATGTTAGAAGGTTTATCTAAAGGTGAATCTGAACTAGTATGTCTTGTAAAAGATAAAAAATTGCAAAGTAAATATAGAATTTCTTTCGATACAATTAAAGAAGCATATCCAGATATTGTATGGGGAGGAAGAGAAATGTGATTAGTAATATACATACAAATTATTACTTTCATTAAGCATAAATAATCCTCCGAAATATTTTGGAGGATTATTTATGTTTTAAAATAATTTCAAATTATAATTTTCACTAATTTTTAAATGCATATGAATACTGTAAAATTAATTTCTATTACTCCAAATGCTGAAAAAACTATGTCTTATATTGCAAGAGTTTCTAATCCTGCAAATCAAAAAAATGAAAATTATGCTCATTTATTGAGTTATTGTATTAAACATAATCATTGGTCTGTATTTGAACAATCTTCAATGACCTTAGAAATTGAAACTTCGCGTGCTATTGCTACTCAAATTCTTCGACATAGGTCATTTACATTTCAAGAGTATAGTCAACGTTATGCAGATATAAATCATTTATCAGATAAAATTGAAATTCCAGAATTGCGACGACAAGATACTCAAAATCGTCAAAATTCTATTGATGATTTAGATTTGAATTTAAAAGAAAATCTAGAAACAAAAATTTCTGAACATTTTATTCAATCGCAATTATTGTATAATACTCTATTAGAAAATGGTATTGCAAAAGAATGTGCTCGTTTTGTTCTTCCATTATCAACTTCAACACGTATGTATATGACTGGATCATGTCGTTCATGGATTCATTATATTAATCTTCGATGTTCAAATGGAACACAAAAAGAACATAAACAAATTGCAGAAAAGTGTAAAGAAATTTTTAAAGAACAATTTCCTATAGTTACCGAGGCACTTGAATGGTAGAATCTATTAATTATAAAAAAGTATGTTATGGTCTTATGGAAGACAATGGTATTTTAATGGAATGGTTGAGAATTGCAATTAAAAATATAGAAAACCCAAATCAATCAGAAATTGTTAAGTTGAAAAAAGCTTACGAATCATATCACAAATTATTATATGGTGATATTGATTAAATATAAAAGTTTTAATCTACAAATTTAAGATAAATACAATATATTAGAATATTTTAATAAAATATTCAATTTTTTATGGAGTAGTATAATGCCTATATATGAATTTAGAAATAAAGATACTGGAGAAATTTATGAAAAATCAATGTATATAAATGATAAACAAAAATATCTTGAAACAAATACTAATTTAGAACAAATTCATACTAAAGGTATGAATACAATAAGTGGTACTAATTTTAAAGTGCCAAGTGGTTTTAAAGATGTATTGAATAAAATTCATAATGAAACACCAGGTTCTCAATTAAATTTATAGGAAATATAATGTCAACAAGACAAAAAAGAGGTAATTTACATAATTCATCATATGAGAATATGAATTCTAAAAAATTAGAAAAAACAAAACAAAAAAAACCTATTCATATAGGTATGATGACACATCTCAAACTTCTTACTCCTTCACAAAAAGAAGTTTATGAAAGTTATCTCAAGGATAAAAATTTGTTTTTATATGGATGTGCAGGTACAGGAAAAACATTTTTAAGTTTGTATTTTGCTCTTAAAGATGTTCTTGATCAAAATACTCCATATGAAAAAGTATATATAGTTCGTTCTTTAGTTGCAACTAGAGAAATTGGTTTTCTCCCTGGAGATTATGAAGAAAAATCTTCTTTATATCAAATTCCATATAAAAATATGGTGAAATCCATGTTTGATATGCCAGATGATGCATCTTTTGAAATGTTATATGCTAATTTGAAATCTCAACAAACAATTTCTTTTTGGTCTACTAGTTTTATTCGTGGTGTTACTTTAGATAAATCAATTATTTTAGTAGATGAATGTCAAAATTTAAATTTTCATGAATTAGACTCAATCATTACTAGAGTTGGTGAAGATAGTAAAATTATATTTTCAGGTGATGTAAATCAAAGTGATTTAATTAAAAATAATGAACGTATTGGTATTTTAGACTTTATGAAAATTATAAAAAATATGAATGAATTTTCTTGTATTGAATTTGATGTTAAAGACATTGTTCGTTCAGGTCTTATTAAGAGTTATATTATTAGTAAAATTAATCTTGGATTTTAAAATGTTTACACATATTCAAAATACTCTTTCGTATTCAGATTTAAATAATGAAATTGTAGATGGAATCAGATATTACTTAACACCTGATGGCAAACGATTTAAATCAGTAACTTCTGTAATTTCAAATATAAGTAAAAAAAATATATTGGAATGGAGAAAAAGAATAGGTGAAGATGAAGCAAATAAAATATCTTCTAGAGCAGCATCCAGAGGAACAGGATTACATTCAATTATTGAAGATTATTTAAATAATAATCTTAATTTATCAGAAAAAAAGCATGATGAAAAAATTCTCTCTAAGATTATGTTTAATAATATTAAAAAAACTTTAGATAATATAAACAATATTCATATGCTTGAAGGTGCATTATATAGTGAAATTTTAGAAGTTGCTGGTAGAGTAGATTGTATTGCTGAATATAATAAAGAACTTTCAATTATAGATTTTAAAACATCTACTAAACAAAAAAAACGTGAATGGATTCAACATTATTTTGCACAAACATGTGCATATTCAATGATGTATTATGAAAGAACAGGAATTAAAGTAAAAAAACTAGTTGTTCTTATTGCTTGTGAAGATGGTACTGTACAAATATTTGAAGAGTATGATATAATAAAGTATGTAAAATTATTTGGAGAATATCTTAAAGAATGGAATAAAACTTACAATGTCAAAAGATAAAAAAATAGATAAAATATTAGATGAGAAATTTTTAAATATGACTAAATTTTCTATGGAAGTAGAAAAAATTGTTAAAAATAGTAATGGATTTTTAAATTACATTGAAGCAATTATTATATATTGTGAGGATAATGATATTGATTTGGAATCAGTTTCAAAACTATTATCAAAACCTCTTAAGGAAAAATTAAAAGTAGATGCTCATAAACTTAATTATATTCATAAAACTTCTACTGCAAAATTGCCTATATAAATGGATGGATTTCAAACATATCAAACATATCTTTCTTTAAAATTGCATTTTTCAAAAGAAAGTTATGATTTTTTTAAGTTTAATGGAAAATCCAAATCTAAAATAGAATCTTTTGAAAAAAGAAAAGACAAATATTTTTTTAAAAAATTATCATCTAAATTTGATGACAATACTATAATTGAATATTTTGTTTCTCTTTTTGTAAATGATAAAACTTTTTGGATTGGAAATATTTTAGATAAAGATAGCGAATTTATTTACAAAGAATGGAAAAAGAAAATACAAAGTTTATTTTATGTTTTTGAAAATGATATAGATAAACTTTGTAATGATTATAATAATTTTGATAATTGGTTTAAGATAAAATACACATATCCACCAATTATAAAAGAATATCTTGCTTCTAATATAAATATAGAAACATTAGTAATATTAAATCAAATTTTAAACTATGTTGATGACATAGATAAAAAAATTTCCGATTTACTAATATGGCCAGATATAAAAAGAAAAATTATTAAATATTCTCCATTTCTTAAAATAGAAACTGCTAAGTATAAACAACTTATTCGGAAAAAAATAATTTAACTAAATTATTTCTACCCCTTGACAAAATAAAATTTGTTTTATATAATAAAAGAGTATAAAACCTCTAAACAAGGCAAATACATCAAATACAAATAATACAATCAATACAAAAATAAGAGGAATATAAATGTCTTTTGCTGATCTTAAAAAAGGCTCTCGTACTGCTTTTGAAAATTTGACTAAAGAATTGAATAAAAATCAGTATGATAGTAATGATGAGAAAGTTTGGAAGCCTCAAATGGATAAAACTGGCAATGGTTATGCAGTTATTCGTTTTCTTCCAGGTCAAGATAATAAAAATCCTTATGTTCAAATTTGGAATCATGGATTCCAAGGACCTGGTGGATGGTATATTGAAAATTCTTTAACTACTCTCAATCAAAGAGATCCTGTTGCTGAAATTAATCGACAACTTTGGAATTCTGGATCTGATTCAGATAAGGAAATTGCTCGTAAACAAAAGCGCAGGCTTTCTTATTATTCTAATATTTATGTGATTACTGATACTGCATCACCTGAAAATGAAGGTAAGGTATTTCTTTATCGATATGGTAAAAAGATTTGGGATAAATTAGTTGAAGCAATGCAACCAGCTTTTGCTGATGAAAAACCTCTCAATCCTTTTGATTTTTGGAATGGAGCAGACTTTAAGCTAAAGATTCGCACTGTTGAAGGTTACTGGAATTATGATAAATCTGAATTTGCAAAGCCTTCATTATTTCTTGATGGAGATGATTCTAAACTAGAATCTGTTTATAATCAATTGAATAATTTAGAAGAATTAGTTAGTCCAAATAACTTCAAGACTTATGAACAATTACAAGAACGTCTTAATATTGTTCTTGGTAAGAAGATGAGTTCAAACTCTAATTTTTCTCGATCTAACTATGAAACTGAAGAAGAAAATTTATATCGTGGTGAATTAAATTCTCGTGATGTTTCTTCTTCTATTGATAGTGATGATACTTTGAGTTATTTTGCTCGTCTTGCTGACGAAGATTAATAAATCAAAATAAAAAAAAAAATAAAAAAAGAGAGGAATATTATTCCTCTCTTTTTTTATACATCTACCATACGTCTTCCAGATGAATCTATTCCATAATCAGTATCATATTTAATTAGTCTTTCAAATTCATCAGTAATAATATTTACTTCATTATTTCTTGGAATAAAAATATTTGTTTTATTTTCATTTATTCTATCTTCATGTTCAAAATTTGTAATTGATTTAACTACTTGAGAACCCGATAATGTAATGTTTTGACCAGTATCATAGTATTTATATACAAAATTTGAATTTACTATAATACCATTTTTTAAAAGAATTTGTCCTGAAGAATTTTTAATTTCTAACGTTTCATAATATCTAATTTCATGCATTTTAGAACCATATTTTTCTATAATAGAATCTGATAATTCCTGAGTTGATAATGGCCATTCTTCTTTTATATTAATAATATTATTTACTAAAAGAATTATCCAATATAAATCAGAATCCTTATAAAATTTATATGCAACTAATTCTGGCGTTTCTCCATCTTGTATTTTATATGTTCTTGTATATGTTAGAAGAGTATTAATTTGATTTTTTAATCGGACTCTTCTGAAAAAATTTTTTACTTCTTTATATTTTCCAGTATTTAGTAAATCTTTATATAAAATTTCTGGTAATTCTTTAAAGTACATTATTAGTAACCTTTATCCATAATATCAGTGGTTGTAATAATTTCTGTTTCTTGAAAATTTATACTAAGATCATAGGCAACAGGTGCAGGCTGGTTTTGATAATCTCCATTTTTGCTATAATAATGCGTAGACCAATATCCATCAGGAGTATAATTAACATTAATGTCTGTAATCACACAATATTTTAGTCTAGGAATAAATTTCATATCAACAACCTCAACCTCACCTTGTTGTTTATGCCTAAAATCAATTTTCCATGATTTTGGTATACTTAGCCATCTATCAGCTAACTTTTCAGGTGGCGGTAGTATGGAGATGGGGGAGTTTTCTGATTGATTTGAGTTTTCTGATTGGTTTGGTAATAAATCTTTAATGCCTTCACCATTCAATGTTGGTGCAGAATAATATCTAAGATATTTAATAATCCTATAAATCTCATATTGTTCATCTTCATTTCTGGGAACTAATTTCCAGTTAAAAGAAAATGATCTGAGACCTATACCATTAAAAATTTGTTCTGTATATGGATTTAATATTTTGTTAGCAAGACCTTGAGATATTGCATTTCTACTACCTAATTTTTGTAATGAAGCTAATTTATCTAACGCAAATTCAGGTTCAGCGCCTACTGCCACACCTTGAACAATATTTACAAGTTCATCAGGTTTATTACGATTTCTAAAATATGATTTAACCACCTCACTAAAATCTGTTCCAATTACTGAAAGATCTTCTGTAGTCCATGAAATACCATCTGCAAATTGAATAGAATTTGGAATGGGTAAATACATATAAGGAGTATAGGGAACTCTTGATTGTGGATCTGTATTTGTAGTATCTCTTTTTCTAGTAATAAATTCATATGCTTGAATCTTAATAAAATCTTGATATGATTCAGTTCCAATATCATTTGGCCACTTAAGAGAATTAGGAGGAAGTGTAATAGTTGTCATTTTAATAAATAGTTATTGAATAAATTTAAAACTTTTTATAATAAATTAATGAAAACCTATAAAGGTAAATACATTCCAAAAAATCCAAATAAATATAAAGGTGATCATA